GCGGCACGCCTCTCGGCGCGGCAACCTCGTAGAACACCGAGACGCCGCCGATGTCCTCGACGATGAGGTCACCACGCAGCGGCTCGCCGTACGGCAGATCGGCAGTTTTGACGATGTAGTCCCTGCTCTCCCACTGCTCGGTGACACCGTTCTGGCCCGACGACTCGAACATGCTCTTGCCGATCGTGGCGACGAACTGCGACGAGTTCGCGCCGCGCTTGTAGGCGACCGTAAGCGACGCCGACGCAGCGAACTGGTCGGCCAGCCACGCGGCACCGTCGGAAAGCATGTCGGCCACGGGGCACCTCCAAGACACAAGACCGCCGGCGGTGCCCGAGGAGAGGCGACCGCCGGCGGCTTGCGGGATGAATCAGCGTCAGGCAGGGCCGGTAGCGTTCAGGTCGAACATCGAACCAGCGTTCAGCTCGACATCGACGGTCGTGTCGCCGGCTGCCGCATCGACGGCCACGATGCCTGCGATGCCGGTCGTGGTCGCGGAGCCGGTCACCTTCAAATTGGAGTGAAGGTAGGCCACGGCACCGGCAGTCAGAGCACCGCCGGTCACCTTTTCGAACGTGAAGACGCCCTTCGTGGTAAGCGCGCCCTTGGTGCTAGCCGCGATCGGCCGGCAGACGACGCCGACGACCTTGCCGAGAATGACGACATCGCCGACCGCCTTCGCGGTGCTCGGCGTGTAATCCCAGACACCCGATTCGCTCTTGAGAGTCGCCATAATTCTGAACCTCTACTGTGAATGATTTGGTTGAGCGTCACCCCGGCGGGTCTAGACATTCCAGACCCGCCGGGCACGGATTACGCTGGCTCGGATCAGGCAGTCGCCATCCGGTAGCAAGCGCGGCTTTCAGCCTTGCTGACACCGAAGTCGAAGTAGCCGCGAACCTGGATGCCGAGCGTGTCGAAGTCGGCCTCCGCCTGTTCGACGGTCGGCTGACGCTGACCGTTCAGGAAGCCCACTTCCATCGTCGGGAGATCCGCCGGGTCGGCCGCCAGCCACCACGTCGAAGACGAGGAGAGGTAGGCCGAATCGACGATCGTGAACTTCCCGGCGAGCACGTTCGCCTGGGGCTCGAGCACCTTGGACGAAGTCGAGCCGAGCGACGACGCGAGGAGCGTGTTGCCCGTCTGGATCTTGTCCGCAGTGATCCGCAGCCCCACCGGCACGAGGAGGATCTTCGGCGTGATGCCGAGAGGAGCCGAGTCCGGATCGGTGAGCGACCGATAGGCACCGTAAGCCGTCTCGACCGCGCCGATCGCCAGGGCGTTGCCGGCACCGGCCGTCGCACCCTGGAAGTAGGTCGAGTTGGAAGCCTCGAACGCCGCCCAGAAGACCTGATTGAACTTCAACGCCGCACCGCGACCGAGCCGGCGGGGAACCGCCGTCAGAGCCCCGAGGTCGTCGTTGATGATGTCCGTCCGGGTGATGGACGACATCCGGCCGTAGGTCTTCGCCTGGAGCGTGCGGGCAGCGTCGCCGGCGTCAGCCGACTTCAGCTTCCCGTCGCCGCCGACTTCGTCGAACACGAACCCGCCGTCGAGGCGAACCCCGGTGGCAGCCTTGAGATCGTTCAACGGCCGAACGAGGCTGATCTGCTCCCACACCGACTCGACAGCCTCGAAGCCCGAGAGGAGGTACTTGCCGTAGGTCGCGGCGAGGATGTTGCTGATGTTGTGCGTGGCGAAAGCCGCCCGCAGCACCACCGCCACATTCGATGCGTTGACCTTCTGAGCCCCGTCGTAGCCGCCCTTGCGAGCCGCGCTGAGAAGCACGTCCTGAAGACCGATCGACCGCGACCGCTTGGCAGCGGCCTCGATCATCGGCGAATCGCCGTACTTGGCTTCGATCTGCTTGCCGAGCCCGCCGACCATCTGCATGGCGGCGATCGTGACCTGATCGTCGTCGAGGGACGGCTTGCTGGCGTGGATCGCCGGGCCGCGCTGCTCACGGAGGGTCTTCAACAGCTCCTCCTTCACCTCGGTCACGATCTGCTCGCGGATCGACAGCACGTCGATCTTCGGAGCGGCACTCGCCACGTCGCTGGGTCCGGTCGGCATTGCGCCGCCGTGCTCTTCGCTCTGCGCTGGCCCCGTCGGCATACCGTCGGCGGCCTTCGTCTCATCGGACATAGGAGACTCCCCCGCTTTCGCGGTAATGGTGACGGCCGTCGCTGCATCGGCCCCGAGCGTGACAAACGAGCATTCCCGCAGCGTGGAACGCGTTACGATTCGCACCGGACCTTCAAAGGTCCGGCCGTTGACGGTGACGGCGTCGCCAGACCCGACGAGCGTCTGCTCGTCAACGTCAGCGCCAACCGATGCTTGCCACTGGTAGCCGCGGTCGCCGAGCTGGACGACCTGCATGGCCGCTTCGCATTGAGCGAGGATCGACCCGTCGATGACGAGCTGATCGCCGACGGTGCCGGTGCCCTGGCCCAGCACCGACTCGAGCGAGTAGTCGTGCCCGAAGACGATCGGCACCACGCTCGGCACGGTCATGCCGGCGAGATCGATGACGACCGGCTCGCGGCTCCACGCCTGGCGGATGATGCCGCCGGTGTAGCCCACCATCGAGAACCGCGGAATCCGCGGCGTCGATAGACTTTCAGCCTCGCCGTAAGCGTCGGCGGTCAGGAATCGCACATCGGCACGAAGCGTCAGTCCGCTCATGCGTTGCCTCCTTGCGTCGGGTCGGGGACGACAAGCTGAGAAGGACGCTCGCCAAGCGTCAGGCCAAGTTCGGCCATGAGTTCACGTTCGGCAGCGATCTGCCGGAGTTCGACATCCCATTGCTTCCCCTGGCGGGCGTACTCGGCGGCGAGGCTCGTCGTGAGCGTGGCCAACTTCGTCTCGGTGGCGTTGGCTTCCTTGTTGGGATCGACGCCTTCGCGGCCGTCCCAAACCCAAGCCCAATTCCATTCCGAAGCCGGCGGCAGCCCGGCGGGGATCATGCCGGGGACGAGAAGGGCTTCGTCGAGCCACTCGCGGAAGATGCGGTCGAGCCACGCCCTCTCGAGTTCGTCACGCTCGACGCGGACGTTCTGCTCGTGCAGTTGGCCGTCCAGGCGGGCGGAAGAGTAGTTGTAGGACGAGGCGTCGAAGGCGGCCTTGTAATACGGCAAGTTCACGCCCCGAGCGATCTCGCTGAGGATCGTTCGCGTGAAGGCTTGGTGCGTGTTCGTCGGCTGTTCGGCCTTGAGCTGCGAGATATCCCAGCCCTCGGGCAAAGTAGTGAGCGTGCCCTTCTCGATCTCGATCGCCGCGAAGGCGTCTACCTCGTCCACCTGGGCGGCGGGCGAGTTCGAGTGGACGAACGCGGCAAGGTCGGCGGCGATCTCCGCGGCGCGGATGACCGCTTCCGTGTAACGCCGCATGTTGGCCGTCAGCCGCAGGCACGGCGTCAACTCCGAGAGCCCGCGGTGCTGGCCCGGCCGGGTCGGCCGGAACCAGTGCAGCATGTTCTCGGCGGCGATTGTGTCGTACTCGTTGATCCCGATCAGGTAGTTGGAGCCGGGATGCGACGTGAGAACGTGGTACGCGATCACGTTGCCGTGGCGGTCCAGTTCGACGCCGTCCACGAGCGAGCCGTCGGGCGAGATCGTCTGCTGGTAGTCGTACGCCGGCGAGGCGACTTGGTCGGCCTCGATCAGCCGCAAGTCGAGCTGCACGCCACGCAAGTCGAGCCGCGGGTTAGTGAAGAACATGCAGAACGCTTCGCCGTCGAGGACGCGTGCCTCGGTGGACGTGCGGAGCTTGTCGGCCAGGCGGATAGACCACGACCAATCAAAAAACGCCCGGCCGATAGCGCGGTCAGCTTCGGCGTTGCCGGTGTCAAGCTGGATTCGCGGGCCAGTGCCGATCAAGTCGTTGGACTTGGTGACGCAGATGCCGTGGACGTAGGCGTTGTTGGCCCGCTCGTACCGGGCACGATTGCGGATGATCCGCCGGACTTCCGGCGATAGGGCGGCGTTTGCCGAGAGCGCGTCAGCGTTGGCCCAGTGCCGCGAATCGTCGCTCGTCTGGGCAGCGTCGAACCGCGCTCGTGCGAGTGGACGGACGACCTGAATCGCCTTCTTCGGAGGCGACCAGCGGCCGGTGCGGATGAGGGAGACGATTCCCATTCAAGTTGTCCCCGGAGGAATCAACTTGTTGAAGCGGAGCCCCCGATGCGCGTTGCCGGCGGCTGTAGCGTTCCGGCCGGCGAGGTACTTGTCGGCCTCGATCATGTCGGGGATCGATTGCGCCGTGACTTCGCCCGCGTCGGTGCGGACGGACGCCGGCCCCTGGGCCACCGTGTCGATCTTGCTGGCAAGTTCGTCGCTCATGCCGTTCACAATGCGTGACCGGGGCGAGAACTCGGAGGGGGTGTGGCTACGCCTTGTGGCGCTTCGTGACGATCACCCGCTTGCCGTCAGGGCCGGCGGGGATGCTGACCTTCTTCCGCTTGCGGAATCCGCCCTCGCTGGCGGCCGGCTCGAGGCCGGTGATCGACGCCGCGACGGCGCACCCGACGAGACAGTCCCACCAGTGATTCTCGCGGGCAACCGACTTCCACTCGTCCACGCTCCGGCCGCGGGCCTCGACGCGGACCGGGAACTCGGCGACGAGGTGCTCGATCAGCATCTCGTGATTGCCGGCGTGCAGCATGATCGCTTCCGGATCGCCGAGCCCGAGCCGCAGACGGCCGGAGACGAACGTCTTCCAGAAGTTCGTGTCGTAGGCGGCCTCGATCTGCGTTCCCTCGGCGGTCTTGCCGACGAGCCAGTTCAGGCCGGCACGATCGCCGCGATTTTTCCGCGGCCCCATCGGCGTACCCGATGCCCCGACACCCTTGCCGCGGCTCGGCAGGATCTGTGCCGCGAACGGAGACGACCGGGCGAAGTTCCTCACGACTGCCGTCGATTGCCCCCAGTTCGCGTCCACCATGAGTTGCGAGATCCGCATCGGCACGCCGTCTTCCCGCTGCCAGTCGCGGGCCAGCAAGAGCCGCGCCGTCTCGTCCAGGCCGGCACGTAGCGCCGCCTCAAACCCTGCCCCAGGCGATGCGAGTGCCAACGTCTTGCGAGCCGACCCGGCCTCGAAGAACGACGCGCCTTGATCGGGGTGCGACCCGTAGGCGACGACGTGCCCGCCAAAGGACTCCGACCACGACGCCACGAGCCAGTAAAGCAATCGGTCCTGCACGTCAACGAACGCGGTGAGCTTCGTGTGACCGGCCGGCACGATCTCGCGGTCGATGTTCGTCGCTCGCAGCGCAAGCTGCCGCTTGTCGAGCTTGTCGGTGGTGATGTCGTCAGCGAGCGGCGAGTTCTGAAACTCGGCGTTGAACGCCGCCTCGCCGCGGTCGATCCGCAGATTCCAGGCGTGCTGGATCGCCGACAGTTCGTCCGGTGCTTTCCGCTCCGGCCACGCGACCCGGCTGCCGGCGTCCATCGCGGCTTGCCGCTGGCGGTAGAACTCGTCGGCCGCGCCGGTGCCGGTGCCGTCCCGCTGACCCTCGCGCCGCAGCTCCGCGTACTGGCTCCAATCGTCTTCGGCGTCAGGCCACTCGTAGACGAGCTTCGTCCGCTCGCCTTGCCAGGACGGGTGCTTCTGCCGGTCGAGGAGCCGGTCGGCGAGGTCGTCGGTGCGGATGACCGTGACGGTGCAGAGCCCGGCGATCCGCTTGCCGGGGCCGGCGAGGCCGAGGATGTCGCCAGCGATGATCCGCTCTCGAGATGTGACCTGTGACGGGCTGTTGGCCGACTCCGCGGTCTGCGGGTCGTCGATCAACACCAGCGACGGGCGAGCCTTCTTGCCGTCGCTGGCCCGCTTGATCGACATCCCGCGAATCTTGCCGGTGATGCCGGCGACCTTGATTGCACCAGATGACGCCGGCGAGCCGGGAATGGCCGGCAGTTGAATCTCTTCAGCCTTCCACTCGATGTTCGTCGGCTTGCCCTGGTAAAGCTGCCCGCGGGCTCGATTGTTGATCCGCTCGAGCTTGACGATCGGAAAGGCGACTTCGGGAAAGTCTTCCAAAATCAACTCGTTGCTCTCGCACTCGACCTTGATCGACCCAAGCATCCCCTTGGCGTGTTCCTCGTCGGCACCGACGATCGCCACAAACGAGCTGTGTCCGTAGAACAGCGCCCACATAGCGGCGGCTTCGACGAGGCTCGTCTTGCCGGAGCCGCGCGGCATGGCGAAGGCGAACAGCTCGCCGCGCAGCACCGCGCCCTCAATCTTACCGATGGCGGTGAGGTGATCCGGCGACCAGTCGAGAATGAACGTCGCCGGTAGGTACGTCTCGCAGAAGAGCCGAAAAGAAACCCGAGCCGCGGCCTTGCGGGCTGAATCAACGACTGCGGGGAGTTCGCCGATGTCCCGGCCGGCAGCAGAGACTCGGCTGGCCCGATCGCCCGTGCGGGCCTTGATGTCGTCGTACCGATTGGCGTCCTGTTTTTTCTTCGACCCCTTCGGCCGCCGCTTCTTCCCGTCGTCTCCGAAAAGCGTCATAGCCCTGCCGCCTCGGCGATGTTCTTGACGACCTTGCGTGCGCCCTCGAGGTCGTCGTTGTCGAGGAGCCGGCGGTACAGCTCCCGATAGGCGAGCAGCACCCAGCCGCGCAGAGCGTCGGCGTCGGGCGTGCCCTCGCGGGCAAGGTGGTCGCGGACGGCGGCGAGCGTTGCGCCGGCGTCAGCGTCCGGGTACTTCGCCCGCAGCGATTCGACGACTTCGGCCTCGCTGACTCCGGAGATCAGCCACTCGACGACCGCCGCGGCGGCCGGCTGCCGGCGGGCGATGTCGTCTGGCATGCAGGAAACTCCGGGCGGCTAAAGTTTGTGGCCGTTCTTGGCGGATCGCA